CGGTTAAAACCCCGTCTGGTCGTGAGCGTGTGTTGAAGTGTCGGTTGCTCTGTGTATGATGTTGGTGGCCCGCATATGTGTTGGGGTGAGGCTGTCCGGCTGGCTGGCGTGTTGTGTACTGACACGTCTAGCCAGTTGGCGGCCCACCTGAATGGTTGGCAGCGCCCGTTTGAGTGGTGCGAGTGGGCTGTGCTGGACATGCTGGATCATTACAGGTCTGCTAATAGTGAGGGGCAGCCGGAGCCTGTGGCGAGGCCGACGGATGAGCGTAGGGCCCGGTTTACGTCTGGGCAGGTGGACGATATTTTGGCGCGTGTTCGTGCCGGTGGCGGGGTGTCTCGCGAGATTAATATTATGGGGTGAATAGTGTATGTCTGGTGAGATTGCTTCCGCATATGTGTCGTTGTATACGAAGATGCCTGGTTTGAAGGCTGATGTTGGTAAACAGCTTTCTGGGGTGATGCCTGCTGAGGGGCAGCGTTCGGGTAGCTTGTTTGCTAAGGGCATGAAGTTGGCGCTTGGTGGTGCGGCGATGGTGGGCGCTATCAATGTTGCTAAGAAGGGCCTCAAGTCGATTTATGATGTGACTATTGGTGGCGGTATAGCGAGGGCGATGGCTATCGATGAGGCTCAGGCTAAACTTACTGGTTTGGGTCATACGTCTTCTGACACGTCTTCGATTATGAATTCGGCTATTGAGGCTGTGACTGGTACGTCGTATGCGTTGGGTGATGCGGCTTCTACTGCGGCGGCGTTGTCTGCTTCGGGTGTGAAGTCTGGCGGGCAGATGACGGATGTGTTGAAGACTGTCGCCGATGTGTCTTATATTTCGGGTAAGTCGTTTCAGGATACGGGCGCTATTTTTACGTCTGTGATGGCTCGCGGTAAGTTGCAGGGCGATGACATGTTGCAGCTTACGATGGCGGGTGTTCCTGTACTGTCTTTGCTTGCCAGGCAGACGGGTAAAACCTCGGCTGAGGTGTCGCAGATGGTGTCGAAGGGGCAGATTGATTTTGCCACGTTTGCGGCTGCGATGAAGCTTGGCATGGGTGGTGCTGCGCAGGCGTCTGGTAAGACGTTTGAGGGCGCTATGAAGAATGTTAAGGGCGCTTTGGGCTATTTGGGTGCTACGGCTATGGCGCCGTTTCTTAACGGCCTGCGGCAGATTTTTGTTGCGTTGAATCCGGTTATTAAGTCGGTGACGGATTCTGTGAAGCCGATGTTTGCGTCAGTGGATCAGGGTATTCAGCGGGTGATGCCGTCTATTTTGGCGTGGATTAATCGTATGCCGGGCATGATTACGAGAATGAATGCACAGATGCGCGCCAAGGTGGAGCAGTTGAAGGGCATTTTTGCGAGAATGCATTTGCCTGTCCCTAAAGTTAATTTGGGTGCCATGTTTGCGGGTGGCACCGCAGTGTTTGGTATTGTTGCTGCCGGTGTGGGGAAGCTTGTTGCAGGGTTTGCCCCGTTGGCGGTGTCGTTGAAGAATCTACTGCCGTCGTTTGGTGCTTTGAAGGGTGCCGCTGGTGGGCTTGGCGGCGTGTTTCGCACCCTGGGTGGCCCTGTTGGTATTGTGATCGGCTTGTTTGCTGCCATGTTTGCCACTAACGCCCAGTTCCGTGCCGCTGTTATGCAGCTGGTTGGTGTGGTGGGTCAAGCCCTGGGGCAGATCATGGCCGCTATTCAGCCCCTGTTTGGTTTGGTTGCCGGGCTGGTGGCACAGTTGGCGCCAGTGTTCGGCCAGATTATCGGTATGGTTGCCGGTTTGGCTGCCCAGATTGTGCCTTTGATTAGTATGCTTGTCGCCCGGCTGGTTCCTGTGATCACGCAGATTATTGGTGCGGTGACACAGGTTGCGGCCATGTTGTTGCCTGCGTTGATGCCGGTGTTGCAGGCTGTTGTGGCTGTGATACGGCAGGTTGTTGGCGTGATCATGCAGTTGGTGCCTGTTTTGATGCCTGTGATTCAACAGATTTTGGGTGCGGTCATGTCTGTGCTGCCGCCTATCATCGGCCTGATCCGGTCGTTGATACCAGTCATCATGTCGATTATGCGTGTGGTGATGCAGGTTGTTGGTGCCGTGCTACAGGTGGTGGCCCGCATTATTCCGGTTGTGATGCCGATTGTGACAGCTGTGATCGGGTTTGTTGCACGTATTCTTGGCGCTATTGTGTCTGCTGCAGCCCGCATTATTGGGACTGTCACCCGTGTCATCTCATGGGTTGTGAATCATTTAGTGTCTGGCGTGAGGTCTATGGGCACGGCCATCCTGAATGGCTGGAATCATATTAGAGCGTTTACATCAGCGTTTATTAACGGTTTCAAGTCGATTATTTCTGGCGGCGTTAACGCTGTTGTGGGGTTTTTTACGCGGCTTGGTTTGTCGGTTGCCTCCCATGTGAGGTCTGGTTTTAACGCGGCCCGTGGCGCTGTTTCTTCTGCGATGAATGCTATCCGGAGTGTTGTGTCTTCGGTGGCGTCTGCTGTTGGCGGGTTTTTCGGGTCGATGGCGTCTAGGGTTCGTAGTGGTGCTGTGCGCGGGTTTAATGGTGCCCGGAGTGCGGCTTCTTCTGCTATGCATGCTATGGGGTCCGCTGTGTCTAGCGGGGTGCATGGTGTGCTGGGTTTTTTCCGGAATCTGCCTGGCAATATTCGGCGTGCGCTTGGTAATATGGGGTCCCTGTTGGTGTCTGCGGGCCGTGATGTGGTGTCTGGTTTGGGTAATGGTATTCGGAATGCTATGAGTGGCCTGTTGGATACGGTGCGTAATATGGGTTCTCAGGTTGCGAATGCGGCGAAGTCGGTGTTGGGTATTCATTCCCCGTCTCGGGTGTTTCGTGACCAGGTTGGCCGGCAGGTTGTTGCCGGTTTGGCTGAGGGTATTACTGGTAATGCTGGTTTGGCGTTGGATGCGATGTCTGATATGGCGGGACGGCTGCCGGATGCTGTTGATGCCCGGTTTGGTGTGCGATCGTCTGTGGGCTCGTTTACCCCGTATGGCAGGTATCAGCGTGCGAATGATAAGAGTGTTGTTGTGAATGTGAATGGGCCTACTTATGGTGATCCTAACGAGTTTGCGAAGCGGATTGAGCGGCAGCAGCGTGACGCTTTGAACGCGTTGGCTTACGTGTGATTGGGGGTGTTGTTCATGTTTATTCCTGACCCGTCTGATCGTTTGGGTTTGACTGTTACCTGGTCTATGTTGCCGTTGATTGGTAATGATCCGGAGCGTGTGCTTCATTTGACGGATTATACGGGTGCGTCTCCTGTCATGTTGTTGAATGATTCGTTGCGCGGTTTGGGTGTTCCTGAGGTGGAGCATTTTTCTCAAACTCATGTTGGGGTGCACGGCTCGGAGTGGCGCGGGTTTAATGTGAAGCCTCGCGAGGTGACGCTGCCTGTGTTGGTGTCGGGTGTTGACCCGGATCCGGATGGCGGGTTTCGTGACGGTTTTTTGAAAGCCTATGACGAGTTGTGGTCGGCGTTTCCCCCGGGCGAGGAGGGGGAGTTGTCGGTTAAAACCCCGTCTGGTCGTGAGCGTGTGTTGAAGTGTCGGTTTGATTCGGTGGATGACACGTTTACGGTTGATCCGGTGAATCGTGGCTATGCGCGCTATCTGTTGCATTTGACAGCTTATGACCCGTTTTGGTATGGGGATGAGCAAAAGTTTCGTTTCAGTAACGCGAAGTTGCAGGATTGGTTGGGTGGCGGCCCTGTCGGCAAGGATGGCACGGCGTTTCCTGTGGTGTTGACGCCTGGTGTTGGTTCGGGTTGGGATAACCTGTCTAATAAGGGTGATGTGCCTGCGTGGCCTGTGATTCGTGTTGAGGGTCCTTTGGAGTCGTGGTCTGTGCAGATTGATGGTTTGCGTGTGTCTTCGGATTACCCGGTGGAGGAGGGTGAGTGGATTACTATTGATACGGATCCTCGTAAGCAGTCTGCGCTACTGGATGGGTTTGAGGATGTGATGGATCGTTTGACGGAGTGGGAGTTTGCGCCTATCCCGCCTGGCGGTTCTAGGAGTGTGAATATTGAGATGGTTGGTTTGGGTGCCATTGTTGTGTCGGTGCAGTACAGGTTTTTGAGGGCTTGGTGAATAGTTGATGGCTGGTCTTGTTCCGCAGATAACATTGTTTACGCCGGATTATCGTCGTGTGGCGCCTATCAATTTTTTTGAGTCGTTGAAGTTGTCGTTGAAGTGGAATGGTTTGTCTACGCTGGAGTTGGTGGTGTCTGGGGATCATTCTAGGCTTGATGGGTTGACTAGGCCGGGTGCACGGCTGGTTGTTGATTATGGTGGTGGCCAGATTTTTTCTGGGCCTGTGCGTCGGGTGTACGGTGTGGGTCCTTGGCGTTCTTCGCGGGTGACTATCACGTGTGAGGATGATATTCGCCTGTTGTGGCGTATGTTGATGTGGCCTGTGAATTATCGTCCTGGTTTGGTTGGTATGGAGTGGCGTGCCGACAGGGATTATGCTCACTATTCTGGTGCTGCGGAGTCGGTGGCTAAGCAGGTGTTGGGGGATAATGCTTGGCGTTTTCCGCCTGGTTTGTTTATGAACGATGATGAGAGTCGTGGCCGCTATATTAAGGATTTTCAGGTGCGGTTTCACGTGTTTGCCGATAAATTGTTGCCGGTGTTGTCGTGGGCTCGGATGACTGTCACGGTGAACCAGTTTGAGAATGCGAAGTTTGATCAGCGTGGTTTGGTGTTTGATTGTGTGCCGGCTGTGACCCGTAGTCATGTGTTGACTGCCGAGTCTGGTTCGATTGTGTCGTGGGAGTATGTGCGTGACGCCCCGAAGGCTACTTCGGTGGTGGTTGGTGGCCGCGGCGAGGGCAAGGATCGGCTGTTTTGTGAGGATGTTGATTCGATGGCCGAGGGTGACTGGTTTGATCGTGTCGAGGTGTTTAAGGATGCTCGTAACACGGATTCTGAGCATGTGCATCTCATCGATGAGGCTGAGCAGGTGTTGCAGGAGTCGGGGGCCACGTCGGGGTTTAAGATTGAGTTGGCTGAGTCGGATGTGTTGCGTTTTGGGCCAGGCAATCTGATGCCCGGGGATTTGATCTATGTGGATGTGGGCTCTGGCCCTATTGCGGAGATTGTGCGGCAGATTGATGTGGAGTGTGATTCGCCTGGTGATGGTTGGACGAAGGTGACACCTGTTGCTGGGGATTATGAGGATAATCCGTCGGCCCTGTTGGCTCGGCGTGTGGCTGGTTTGGCTGCGGGTGTGCGGGATTTGCAAAAGTTTTGACAAGTGATTGGGGTTTGTTGTGGGTATTGTGTGTAAAGGGTTTGATGGTGTGTTGACCGAGTATGATTGGGCTCAAATGTCTGGTCTGATGGGTAATATGCCGTCCGTGAAAGGGCCGGACGATTTTCGTGTCGGCACGACGATTCAGGGTTCCACGGTGTTGTGTGAGGTTTTGCCGGGGCAGGCTTGGGCTCACGGGGTGATGTGCACGTCGAATAGTGTTGAGACGGTGACGGGGCAGCTTCCGGGCCCTGGCGAGACTCGATACGACTATGTTGTCCTGTCTCGGGATTGGGAGCAGAACACAGCCAAGTTGGAGATTGTTCCTGGGGGGCGTGCAGAGCGTGCCCGTGACGTGTTGCGCGCCGAGCCTGGCGTGTTCCATCAGCAGTTGTTGGCTACTTTGGTGTTGTCGTCTAACGGGTTGCAGCAGCAGCTGGATAGGCGTGCTATAGCGGCTAGGGTGGCGTTTGGCGAGTCTGCTGCGTGTGATCCTACCCCTGTGGAGGGTGACCGGGTGATGGTTCCTTCGGGGGCTGTGTGGGCTAACCATGCCGGCGAGTGGATGCTGTTGTCCCCCAGGATTGAGACGGGCACTAAGCAGATCCAGTTTGGCGGGTCTGCTGTGTATGCTTACACGATCCCGTTTGAGCGGCCGTTTAGTAGTGCGCCTGTTGTGGTGGCGTCTATGGCTACGGCGGCTGGGGGCACGGCACAGATTGATGTGAAAGCCTACAATATTACTAATAAGGATTTTAGTTTAGCGTTTATTACGAATGATGGTTCTAAGCCGAATGGTGTGCCCGCAATAGCTAACTGGATAGCTGTGGGCGTGTGACCGGGCTGTTGTGGTGGCGGATGGTGTGATGTTGGGGGGCTGTGGTGTCGTGGTTTACTCCTGCACTGGTGGCCTCTATTTGTACCGCGTTGGCCACGATTTTGGGTTCTGTTCAGGCGGTCACATCCCGTTCTAGGCGGCGTTTGCGGCGGCTGTCGGCTCAGGTGGATGCGATGGAAGAGTATACGTGGGGTGTGCGGCGTGAGGTTCGCCGGTTTAACTCGCGGCTTCCTGACGAGGTGGAGCCTATGCGTCTTCCTGATGTGCCCGAGTTTTTGAAAGATACTGTTGATGGTGGAGGTGAGTAGGGTTGAGGGAGTTGGAGGAAGAAAAAAGGCAGCGCCGCTCGTTTGAGAAGGCTTCCCTGATACTGTTGTTTTTGTTGCTTGTGCTGTTGGCGGTGGTTGCCGGGGGTGCTTTACGGTACGGGTCTGTGGCTTCGCAAAGGGATTCGGAGCAGGCGAGGGCCCAGTCTAATGGTACGGCGGCTCGGGGTTTAGCTAGCCGTGTGAAGCAGGCGTGTACTTCGGGTGGGGTGGAGTCTGCGCGGCTTCACCAGTCTGGCTTGTGTGTGGATGCTGTGCGTGTTGAGCGGAGTGTGCAGGGTGTGCCGGGCCCGGCCGGTGTACGCGGCCCGCAAGGCCCTGCAGGGGTTGACGGCCGGGATGGTGTTAATGGTTCGGCTGGGCTGGTTGGCCCTGTTGGTCCGCAGGGTTCCCCGGGTTTGAATGGTGTGAAAGGTCCTGACGGGCTGCCTGGCGCGAATGGATCGGATGGCCATGATGGTGTTGCGGGCCGTGCAGGTGCTGACGGCGCTGATGGTCGGGATGGTTCGGCTGGTGAGCGCGGTGATGTGGGCCCTTCAGGTCCTGCCGGCCTGCAAGGTGCACAGGGTGAACGGGGTGAGCGCGGCCCCGCCGGTGCGAACGGATCCGATGGTAAGAATGGTAAGGATGGCCGTTCCGTGGTGTCTGTGTACTGTTCCGGGGGCCGCCTTTTTGTGAAATATAGTGACGGTGTGGCGTCCACGATATCGGGTTCGGTGGCCTGCAAGAGTGTGAAACCATCACCTGTGGTTACCGTGTCATCCCGCAAGTAAAAAAGAAAAGGGAAGGGTGTTACTGATGTTGGTCGTGTTTGGGGGTGGTGTGTGGTGAGATACATTCCTGCAGCGCATCACTCGGCCGGTTCGAATAGTCCGGTGAATAGGGTTGTGATTCATGCGACATGCCCGGATGTGGGGTTTCCGTCTGCCTCGCGTAAGGGGCGGGCGGTGTCCACGGCAAACTATTTTGCTTCCCCATCGTCTGGGGGTTCGGCACATTATGTGTGTGATATTGGGGAGACTGTTCAGTGCCTGTCAGAGGGGACTATTGGTTGGCATGCCCCGCCGAATCCGCATAGTTTGGGTATCGAGATTTGCGCGGATGGGGGTTCGCACGCCTCGTTTCGGGTGCCGGGGCATGCTTACACTCGTGAGCAGTGGCTTGATCCGCGTGTGTGGCCTGCGGTGGAGCGTGCCGCGGTGTTGTGCCGGCAGTTGTGTGACAAGTATGGTGTTCCGAAGAGGAAATTGTCTGTGGCCGATTTGAAGGCTGGCAGGCGGGGTGTTTGCGGGCATGTGGATGTGACGGATGCGTGGCATCAGTCGGATCATGATGATCCTGGGCCCTGGTTTCCGTGGGACAGGTTTATGGCCGTGGTCAACGGCAAAGATGAGAGTGGGGAGTTAACTGTGGCTGATGTGAAAGCGTTACATAATCAGATTAAACAGTTGTCTGGGCAGGTGGCCCAGTCGGTGAATCGTTTGCATCACGATGTGGGTGTGGTTCAGGTTCAGAATGGTGACCTGGCGCGCCGTGTGGAGGCCTCGTCGTGGGTGAAGAATCCGGTGACGGGGAAGCTGTGGCGTACTAAGGATGCTTTGTGGAGTGTCTGGTATTACGTGCTGGAGTGTCGCAGCCGTATTGACAGGCTCGAGTCTGCTGTCAACGATTTAAAAAAGTGATGGTGATGTGTGATGGGTAAACAGTTTTGGTTAGGCCTGCTGGAGCGTGCCCTGAAAACTTTTATTCAAACGTTTGTTGCCGTGTTGGGGGTGACGGCGGGTGTCACGTATACTGCGGAGTCGTTTCGCGGTTTGCCGTGGGAGTCTGCCCTGATAACAGCAACGGTGGCTGCGGTGTTGTCGGTTGCTACATCGTTTGGTAGCCCGTCGTTTGTGGCTGGTAAGCCGAAGGTGACACCGGTTGTGGATGCGGGTTTGGTTCCACCCGACGATGGGGGCTTGGTTGAGCCGCACTCGGTTGATGTGTCGGATCCTGGCATGATTGAGCCTGTCGATGATGCGGATGTTGTCGGCTATGTGCCGAGGCGTGCCGCCGAGTCGGAGGTTGGCACGGTAGAGTCTACTGTTGCATAATTGAATGTGTGTGTGCCCCAGCGGTGCTGCCACGATTGTGTGGTGGTTGCCGCTGGGGCACTCTTTTTGTTTATGCGATATGGCTATGATTCGTTGCTGTCGATGGTGTCTTCGAGCATCTGATACAGGTGGAGGCAGGTAGAGATAGTTTCGCTGGCCTGGTCTAGAACGTTCCGGCCGATAACATTTTTATGGTTGTCGCGGTGGCGGATGATAGCCCACATGATCTCGTCGGCTGCCGCCTGCAATAGTTTTGCCTGGTATGCGATTCCGGCGAGCCAGTCTAGTGCTTCCGGGCTTGCCTGTGTGTCGTCTGGAATGCCATGGGTGTTGCTGTTGTTGTTTGGGTGTCCTGCACTGTCGCATAACCACAGGATTTCGCTGCACTCGTCTAGCGTGTCCTGGTCGATAGCAAGATCGTCGAGGCTGACTTCGTTGACGGTAAGGTTCACGTTGTTGAGTGAGATGGGTACACCGTACTGGTTTTCGACACTGTCAACAATGTTTTCCAGCTGTTGCATGTTGGTGGGCTGTTGTTCGACGATACGGTGTATCGCTGTGTTGAGGGTGGTGTAGGTGATATTGTGTGTGTTGTTCATGATTTTATTTCATCCCTGTGCTGTCGTCGTTGCCGTCTTGGTAGTATCGACTGTTTGCGTATCCTGTGAGGGTGATGAGTGTTTGGTCTGCCCACTGTTTCACGGTTTGCCGGGTGACACCCAATCGTTGGGCGGCCGACGCATATGTTTGGTCATACCCGTATACTTCCCTGAATGCTGCCAACCGTGCCAAATGTTTTCGCTGTTTGGATGGCTGGCAGGTGAGGGTGTAGTCGTCGATGGCTAGCTGCAAATCGATCATGGCGACGATGTTGTTGCCGTGGTGTTGTGGCGCGGTTGGTGGTGGTGGCATTCCTGGTTCGACGGAGGGTTTCCATGGGCCGCCGTTCCAGATCCATTGTGCTGCTTGGATGATTTCTGCGGTGGTGTAGGTTCGGCTCACTTGGTCATCCCCTGAATAGGTTGTCGAGGTTGTCTGGGTTGTTGGTGCCGGTGGTGTCGAATCGTCCGACGCAGTGGCAGTAGTCGTACATGAGTTTGATGATGTGTTGGTGGTCTCCCAAATAGGTGTTTCCGCTGATACTGTAGGTGGCTGTGCCATCTTTGCTGATGGTGTATTTGGCGGTGATGGTTTCGGGTGTTTCGGTGTTGGTGATGATGGCGGTGGTGGTGGCGCCTACTGTTTGTAGCCTGGTGGTTTGGGTTCCGTCGTCGAGGATGGTGGTGACCATGGGGGGTTCTCCTTAGTTGCTGGTTTGGTTGTCGGCTATGGCTGTGATTTCTTGTACTGGTTTGGGTAGGTCGAGGTGTTGGACTGTTTTGTTTGCTAACCGTTGGGCTACACGGTAGCACATTTGGGTCCACTGGTTGCCTTGTAACTGGTGGTATTGGTTGCGTACCGCAATATATAGTAGGGAGTCTTGGTAGAGGTCGTCGGGGTTGACGGCCGGGTAGTGGCGTGCAATGTTGGTGCAGGCTTTGTGTAGCTGGTGTTGGTGGTGGGGGGTTGCCCACTCCCAGTTGGCGGTGGTGGCTTGTTGGACTTTGGTTGGTCGTCTGCTCATGGCATCTCTTTTATCGGGCTATCTGGTAGTTGTTGGGTGTTTTATGGTTGATAGTGTAGCACACGAGTCCGGGGTTGCCGGTGGTGCCCGTCTTGTGCCGGTACCAGACGGATTCTCCTTCCATGGATGGGCATTGGATGAAGGTGCGTTGTCCTTGTTCGGATATTTCGAGGTGGTGTCGGTGTCCGGCCATGAGGATGTGGGATGTGGTGCCGTTGTGGAATTCTTGGCCGCGCCACCATTCGTAGTGTTGGTTGTTGCGCCATTGGTGTCCGTGGGCGTGCAGGATTTGTGTGCCGGCCACATCAACGGTGGTGGTCATTTCGTCTCGTTGGGGGAAATAAAAGTGGAGGTTGGGGTAGTTGTTGGTGAGTTGGTAGGCTTCTGCGATGGCGCGGCAGCAGTCTACGTCGAAGGAGTCGTCGTAGGTGGTGACTCCTTTGCCGAATCGTACGGCTTCACCATGGTTGCCGGGGATTGATGTGATGGTGACGTTGTGGCAGTGGTCGAATTGGTGGATGAGTTGCATCATGGCCATGCGGGTGAGCCTGATTTGTTCCGTCAAGGGGGTTTGTGTGCGCCAGGCGTTGTTGCCTCCTTGTGACACGTATCCTTCGATCATGTCGCCGAGGAAGGCGATGTGGACTCGTTGCGGCTGTCCGGCTTGCTGCCAGTAGTGTTTGGCGGCTGCCAGCGAGTGTAGGTAGTCGTCGGCGAAGTGTGCTGTTTCTCCTCCGGGGATGCCTTTGCCGATTTGGAAGTCGCCTGCTCCGATGACGAAGGCCGCATCGCTGCTGCCGGTGTTGTCGGCTGGTTTGGGGGGTGTCCATTCGGCTAGTTTATCGACGAGTTCGTCTACCGGGTAGGGGTCGGTTGCGGGTTGATGGTCGATGATTTTTTGTATGGATCGGCCTGTTTCTCCGTTCGGTAAGGTCCATTCGGAGATGCGTGTGCGGCGTACAGTGCCGTTGGCTAGATTGTCGTCGATGGTGTCGATGGCGTTGTCGTGGTTGGCTAGCTGGGTGAGGAGCCGGTCTATATTGTCTATCACTGGTTTTCCTCCTCTTCCTCGTGTGGGGTGGTGGTGGCTTGTTTGCGGCGGTAGTCTTTGATGACGGTGGCGGAGATGGGGTATCCTGCCTGGGTGAGCTGTTGTGCTAGCCAGGATGCGGGTATAGACTTGTTGGCGAGTACGTCTGCGGCTTTGTTGCCGTAGCGTTGGATAAGGGTTTCAGTTTTGGTTGCCATGATGTCCTAGGGGTTGTGTGGTGGGCTGCCATCCTGTGCGGCAGTCGCCGTCGTGTCCTGGTTTGCGTGTGCACCACGATACGGTTCCGTCTGTGTGGTTGAGTGTTTTGCCGCACATGACGTCATGTAGGTGTTCGGGAAACTTGCCGTTGTTGTCCCTGTGCGTGTCGATCACGTGTTGGGTTGTGGTGACCATCATGTCTCCTATGTGTGAAAGAGTGTGCAAATATGATGCGGGTGTGGTGGATGTTTATGCGGGTATGGTTTTCATCACCTTGCTGAACGTTACTTGGTTATTGTACATCATCTGGGTGATTTCCTGGTCGGTCTTGTTGGGGTGCTGTTTTCGCAGGTTGGCCCATTGGCAGGCGTTGTCGGTCTCCTGCTGGAGCCGGGTGAGGTGCTGCTCGTTGATGATGTGTTTCCACATGGTCCACGACACGTCGAGTCGTTTGAGCATGTCGATGGCTGGCACGTTGAACTGGTCGAGGAAGAGTATTTCTTCAGTGTAGTACTGTTTTTCGTATTGGTCCCATCCGCTTCGGTGCCTGTTGGGCTGGTTTTTGGGGTAGGCTTCCCGGCAGATTTTGTGTAACCGTTTGGCCATGTCGTCGGGTAGTTTAATGTCGGGGTTGGCGCGGATCATGGATCGCATCCCATCGTAGGTGGTGCCCCAGGTGTGCATGATATAAGTGGGGTCTTCTCCATCGGCCCATTTTTCGGCGATGATGGCGAGGCGGATGCGCCTCCTGGCGGCCTTAGAGGTGTCACGGCGGCCGGGGATGGGGCACGTGTCGAGGGGATCCATGATGCTTTAGTGTACCTTTCTTCAGGTGATGTTTGCTTGCTTGTGTGGTTTTATTGTAGCACTGTGTTGAGGGCTTGTGTCAACCCT